CGACAACTACTAGAAGGAGACTGGGACATTGCTGAAGGAGCTGCATTCCCTGAGTTTAACCGTAAGATACACGTTGTGGAGCCTTACGACATACCAGATAACTGGACTAAGTTCCGTGCTGCAGATTATGGGTATTCATCTTACACAGGAATTCTTTGGTTTGCTGTAGACCCTAGCGACGAGAAACTTATAGCTTACCGTGAACTCTACGTTAGTAAGGTTCTAGCTGAGGACTTAGCNGANATGGTCCTTGAAGCAGAGTACGGTGAGAAGATACGTTACGGTGTACTCGACTCGTCACTGTGGCATAAACGAGGGGACACTGGTCCCAGTATTGCTGAGCGTATGATTGCTAAGGGTTGCCGTTGGCGTCCAGCAGATAGAAGCGCAGGCTCTCGTGTATCCGGTAAGAACGAAGTACACCGTAGACTACAAGTTGACCCTGGTACAGAAGAACCAAGGATTGTATTCTTTGACAACTGTAAAAAGACTATCGAGCAGCTACCTACTATACCTCTCGACAAAAGAAACGCAGAGGATGTAGACACACACTCAGAGGATCACCTTTACGATGCTTTACGTTATGGCTTAATGTCCCGTCCTCGCAGTGGACACATGGACGCCCCAGCACAAGACATCTACACACCGTCTGAAGAAATCTTTGGATACTAGGAGAACATATATGGAAGAAGACTTTGAGAACAACATGGACCAGGTAGACATGACTGCCTTGGAGGACCGTGACGAAGAAGACGAGACGGACAAAGCTTCAGGTACTATTTCTGCCTATGTGCAGGAACGTTTTAGTAAAGCATCCACCGCCCGAGAGACTGAAGAGATACGCTGGCTTAAAGCTTACCGTAACTATCGTGGTCTCTATGGTCCTGACGTACAGTTCACAGAGACAGAGAAGTCTAAGATATTCGTTAAAGTAACTAAGACCAAGGTAACTGCTGCTTATGGTCAGATTACTGATGTCTTGCTTGGCTCCGCTAAGTTTCCCCTTACCATTAATCCAACTACTCTCCCTGATGGTGTAGAGGACACAGTACACCTTGAGACTAACGATGAGATTGTAACAGCTGAAGCAGAGTTTGAGTATCCCAAGGTAAACCCTGGTGAGACCACAGATGACTTTATGCGACGACTAGGTGGTATGAAGGACGAACTTGATCCTGTAAGCGATAAACTAAAAGTTGGTCCAGGGACCTCTCCTACTCAAGTTACCTTTCACCCTGCTGAGATTGCAGCTAAGAAGATGGAGAAGAAGATTCACGACCAACTGGAGGAGTCTCGTGCTAAGAAGCACCTACGGGCTGCTGCCTTTGAGTGTGCTCTCTTCGGTACCGGTCTGATGAAAGGTCCGTTCACAGAGAACAAAGAGTATCCTAAGTGGGATGAAGAAGGTAACTACACCCCCTTGATCAAGACAGTACCTAAGGTCTCTAGTGTCTCTATCTGGAACTCCTACCCAGACCCAGATGCTGCTAACATGGATGAAGCTGAGTACTTTGTGGAACGGCACAAGATGTCTGGTCCAAAGCTACGCAGTCTAAACAAGCGTCCGTACTTCCGTAAGGAGGAGATTGACCTAGCTATCGAGTGGGGTCCTAACTACCTTAAGGAAAACTGGGAACAGGTCATGGAAGATGACGCCCAAGAGACAACGACTGAACGTTACGAGGTACTAGAATTCTGGGGCAACATTGATCGTGAGATTCTAGAGGACCACGACGTAGAGATTCCCGAGGACCTAGAAGACTCAGACGAAATTAACGTAAACATCTGGGTATGCCATGGACGTGTACTCCGTCTTGTCATTAACCCATTCACTCCTTCAATCATCCCCTACTATGCTGTACCTTACGAGATGAACCCTTACAGCCTTTGGGGTGTAGGCCTTGCTGAAAACATGGATGATACCCAAGTTTTGATGAACGGCTTTATGCGTATGGCTGTAGACAACGCCGCGCTCTCAGGAAACATGATTATCGAAGTAGACGAAAACAATCTAGTACCTGGACAGGACCTAAAGATTTATCCTGGTAAAGTGTTTAGGCGTCAAGGTGGTGCTCCAGGTCAAGCTATCTTCGGTACCTCCTTCCCTAACGTCTCAAACGAAAACATGCAGATGTTTGACAAAGCTCGTCAGCTCTCTGATGAGTCTACTGGTTTTCCATCATTCGCCCACGGGCAGACTGGTGTGTCTGGTGTTGGTCGTACAGCCTCAGGTATCTCTATGTTGATGTCTGCTGCTAACGGTGGTATCCGCACAGTGGTACAGAACTTTGACGACTACCTTCTTGGACCTCTGGGTAAAGCCCTCTTCTCCTTCAACATGCAATTTGACTTTGATCCTGAGATTCAAGGGGACCTTGAGGTTAAAGCTGCTGGTACTTCTTCACTCATGGCTAATGAAGTACGTAGTCAGCGTTTGATGCAGTTGCTTGGTCTTGTACAGAACCCTGTGCTTGCACCGTTTGCTAAGCTAGACTACATCATCCGTGAGATCGCTAAGTCTCTTGATCTTGACCCTGATAAGGTCACAAACTCTATGCAACGAGCGGCTATTCAGGCAGAGATGCTCAAGACGTTCCAAGCAGCTAACCCTGAGGCAGCACCACAGGCTCCACAAGGGGGTCCTGGTGGCCCTGAGGGGTCTGCCCCTATGGACCCTACCGGAGCTGGGGGTGGTAACGTTGGTACAGGCTCTGTGCCAGCCCCTGGTACCCCTGGATTCTCAGGCAACACGGGTGAAGGACCACCACAATGAACCTAAGGCCATTCGTTAACGATAAGCATCTATATGATGACTTCCTAGAGGAACTAGACGACCGTATCAAGCACCAACAAGGACGCCTAGAGCAAGCCACCTCTATGGAGGAGGTGTACCGAGGGCAAGGTGCTATTGATTCTCTACGTAGACTGAAGCAACTGAGGGAGAAGGTCAATGGTTGAAGACATGAAGACGATGCTACAGGAGTACGCAGCTGGTGGTCTTGTTTCTAAGAACGCTATGAGTGACTACTTCCTAGCTTCCTCCGGTAGGATGACTGAGGTGGAGTTTGTTGGTAAACATAAGATGAGTACACTTGAGTTTGAGAAACAGTTTGCAGAGGATAACAATGTAGACATCTCCGGTACTGAGAAACTATCAGAGATTAACACAACACCTAAAGGAGTTAAAATGGACTACAGTAAGAAACCTAAAACTATGGCTATGGGTGGTCCTGTAGAGCGTGACCCTGTTAGTGGTAACGAAGTTCCCCCTGGTTCTTCACCTGAAGAAGTACGTGACGATATCCCTGCCATGCTTTCTGAGGGTGAGTATATTATCCCTGCCGATGTCCTTAAGTTCTTCGGTGTTAACTTCTTCGAGAAGCTTCGTATTAAAGCTAAGCAAGGTATGATGGAGATGGAAGAGGATGACCGTGTAGATGGTGACCCTCTAGACGGTTCTACAATGGAACCAGAAGAACCACCTATGATGGCTGAAGGTGGACTCGTAGAGCAACCTACATTTAACCCTGCAGACTTTTCAACACCAGGTATGAGTGTTTTCGGTGGTTCACCTTCTGTTAGTGACCAGCTGATGGGTTCCTCTGCGTATACCTACAAAGAGTACTTTGGGCCTGCAGGGGATTCACAGATGATCCTCTACATCAACGGTGAGCCTGCACAAGCTATCCCAGCTGGTTACTCGGAGACAGCCCCTGTAGCCGCTACCCCAGGAAGCCCTGGTGGGGGTGGTGGAAGCAGCGGAAGAAGTGATCGTGACTATATGCCTGGTATAAGAGGCGGTACTCGTGAAGATCGAGATTCCAATAGTACCTTCGGTAACCCTCTAGGTGACTTAGATTTTACTGACTCGGACTCTATCAACACATGGGCGGAAGATAAACTAAAGAAGAATATCGTCAACACAGGTATGTCTCTAGCCGGTGGTCTTATAGGTGGAGCGGCGAGTACAGCTCTAGAACTCCGTAACATTGCAGAGGTTAGTGCTGCTGCACGATACTACGAAGAGCTTGGAGACCAGGAGTCTTCTGATCGTCTGATGGGTATGGCTGACGAAGCACGAGGAAACTACGGTCTTGTAGGCCGTTTGTCTGAGGGGTTCTCTGACGGAGAGCGTATCTTCGAGAGGTACATGACCTCTTTGAATACTGACGCAGCGTCCATCTCACCTTCTGCTGCTGCTGGACGAAGCCCAGCGCCTTACAAAAATGATCAAGGAGCAGATACTTACTCTAGGTCTAGCGACGTATACGATGTTAAAGCTGGTGGAAGTTCTGGAAGTCCTAAGAAGGGTGACACAGTACAGTTTGACAGAGGTAGGGGTAATAGGGAAGACGCAGGAGAAAGAAACGCTCGTGAACGTGCAAACAAGAGGGCAGCAGAGAGAGCTGGGGTTACAGATAGTGCTCCTACTACCTCTATACGACCACGAGGAAGAAACAAAGGTGGACTCGTCAGCCGACCCAAGAAGTAATCTTGAACAATTGACTTACAATGGCAACCCGCTATAAGCGGCCCCAACTGGAGAACTACAAATGTCTAACGAAATGGTACGTGAACAACCTAAGTCCGTAATGATCGACCCTAAGTACAGTAACCGTAGTAACCGTAAACGCATGGAAGCTGATGAGAAAGAACTAGAAGACCTCATGAAGGCTGAAACTACCGAAGAAGAAGAAGAGGTTACTGACGAAACCACAGAAACTACTGAGGTAAAGGAGGGTGACCCTGAGGAACCTAAGCTCTCTAAAGAAGAAGCTACCTTCAAGAAGCGTTACGGAGACCTACGTCGTTACCAACAAGAGCAAGAGGCTAAGCACAAAGTCGAGGTTGAAGCTCTAAAGGAAGGCGGTGCTAAAGGTATTGCTCCTCCTAAGTCTGACGAGGACATTGAAGCATGGGCCTCTAAGTACCCTGACATTGCCGGTATCGTTGAGACCATTGCTCAGAAGAAAGCCAAGGAGATGTTTGAACAAACAGACTCTCGGTTTAAAGAACTTGATGACCTTAACTATGAGACTAAACGTAGTAAGGCAGAGATTGAAATCCGTAAAGCTCACACAGACTTTGACACCTTAAAGAAAGCTGATGCTTTCCACGACTGGGTAGACGAGCAGTCTGACTGGATTAAGAACGCACTATACGATAACCAAGACGACTCTAAAGCTGTCATCCGTGTAATTGACTTGTACAAGATGGACAACAACCTTACACCTGCTGCTAAGAAGCAGAACGCNAAGGATGCTGCTTCAGATGTACAGTCTAAGGGTGCAACAACTAAGATTGATGCTGATGGAACTGGTAAGAAGTTCTCTGAGTCTCAAGTAGCCCGTGAGTCGGATAAATGGTATGCTCAGAATGAAGAAGCAATCATGGAAGCAATGGCTACTGGTAACTTTAAATACGATATGTCAAAATAACTATTGACATCTTAACGAGTTAGAGTATAACTAAGGGTATCGAGATTGAAGCCCAGGAAACTGACACCTTCCCCTCGATACCCGACATTCACAAACACTAAAAGCTTAATCGTTAGTAGAAGAACTACCTGATAAAGTAAGAGCCTTGATCCTCCTTAGCGGGAAGTGAGACACCTCTGAACACGTCGGCCTCTTGGAACACATACAGCTATTCAAGCCTAACACAAAGGATAATGATATGGCTTTTCCAACAACCGGCGGCTATGGAAATCTTCCCAATGGAAATTTCAGCTCCGTAATCTATTCTAAGAAAGTACAACTTGCATTCCGTAAGTCAACAGTCGTTGGTGATGTAACCAACTCTGATTACTTCGGTGAGATTTCTGCACAAGGTGACACAGTACGTATCATCAAAGAGCCAGAGATTTCTGTAAGGGAGTACAAGCGTGGCACACAGGTTGCTGCACAAGACCTCGACGACGAGGACTTCTCTCTGGTCATCAATCAGGCTAACTACTTTGCCTTTAAGACTGACGACATTGAGACGGCTCACTCCCACGTTAACTTCATGGATTTGGCTACTAACCGTGCGGCTTACCGCTTGGCTGATAACCACGACCAAGAAGTCTTGGGTTACCTTTCTGGTTACGCTCAGACCTCTCAACATGAAAATGCTGATGTAATCAACACGACTGTAAACGGTACTAAGGCTATCCCATCTGCTGGCTCAGACGAACTCTTGGCTTCGATGAAGTTGACTAAAGGTTCGTTCGGTAACATCACAACTGCTTCTGCTGGTAATCACTCGATTCCTGTGGCTGCTCGTTTGCCTGGTGCTACTGCTCTGCCTACTGCTTACGCCTCTCCTGTTATGGTTATCAACCGTATGAGTCGTTTGCTGGATCAGCAGAATGTTGAAAAAGGTGGACGTTGGTTGGTCATCGACCCAGTCATGATGGAAGTACTGATGGACGAAGATTCTCGTTTCCTCAATGCTGACTTCGGTGACTCCGGTGCTCTTCGTAACGGTCTGGTTCTGAACAACTGGAATGGCTTCCGCGTCTATGTCTCTAACAACCTTCCTAGCGTTGGCACTGGTGCTGGTACCGTTGGTACTGCTAACCAGAACACTGACTACGGTGTGATCGTTGCTGGACATGACTCCGCTGTAGCTACTGCTGAGCAGATCAACAAGACTGAGACTTACCGTGACCCTGACAGCTTTGCTGACATTGTCCGTGGTATGCACCTCTATGGCCGTAAAATCCTGAAACCCGAGGCCCTTGTAACCAGTAAATACAACCTCGCGTAATAGAGAATTAGAAAAGGAAACTAAACTATGGCTACTGTAACAACTCTAGCGAAGGTTATTGGCGGTAAGGGTAATCCCTCCCGCAAGCCTTACTTGGTGGATATCGAGATTGATCTCGCTGCTGCCGCTACTGCCAAGGGTTCTGCCCTTGCTGCTTCTGACGTGATCCAAGCCATCTCGGTCTCTGGTGATACTGCTGTCCTCTTCGCAGGTACAGAAATCGTAACTGCCTCTGCTGGGGGTACTACTAGTACCTTCGACCTTGGCATTACTGGAGGCGATGTAGATGCTTTCGTTGACGGGGGTGCCATCACTGGTGCTGCTGCTGGCGCATACTCTGCAATGGCTAACACTGCTGTCCCTATCGTTCTTGGGGCTGAAGGCACTATTGACATGCTTCTCTTGGGCACGACTCCAGCTACGTCTGGTGTCATCCGTGTGTACGCACTGTTGATGGAAGTAAGCAATCTTGGTCCTCGTGGGACTGGTGAAGTAACCCGCGACACTCTCGCTTAAGAACTAAAGGACTGTCCCTGTTTAAACACGGGGGCAGTCTAACTTTTATAGCATCTTCTTACAGAAAGAGATAAACTATGTCAAGCTTTACAGACTACCTAGAAGACGCAGTGCTGAATTACGTCTTCCGAAACGTTGGTACACCTACCTCAACTGCTGTGCATCTAGCCCTATTTACTTCTACACCTTCTGACGCTGGAGGTGGCACTGAGGTATCTGGTAGCGGTTACGCGCGTCAAGCTACAGCCTTTGATGCTTCGTCTGGTGGGGCAATCACCAACACAAGCGCAGAGAGCTTCACAGCTACAGGAGGTGCCTTTGGTGATGTTGTTGCTATTGGTATTTTTGATGCAGCAACAGGTGGTAACATGATTGCCTGGGATGGTATTACTTCTGCTACTGTAGCTGATGGAGACACAATCACATTTCCCATTGGTAACATCGACATCTCACTGACCTAAGGTAAATAAAATGGCTAGAGGTATATACGGGACTGGTAGGTACGGTACAGACACGTACTACGTTGTCCTAACCTTTAACAGGATAGCATCTACTTCTAGTGGGTCCAGTGTACAGGCAAGAGCTGTAGTTCCCAAGGCCAGAACAGCATCTTTCCACAGTGGGTCTTCTGTTACCTCTTCCGCAGTAAGAACACAAAACAGAGCAGCCTCTGTTTCAAGCTTATCAACATTAACGTCTACTTATTCACTAAACTTAGCTAGAGCTATAGGTGTTGTAAGCACATCTAACCTTGAGGCTACAGGTGCACGAACTTTACGTAGAGATTCTAGTGTTTCCGGTGTTTCAGTTGTATCCACTTCACCGGTAATAACCTTTAGGAGAGTAATAACTGTTTCTAGTGGGTCTTCTGTTACCTCTTCCGCAGTAAGAACACAAAACAGAGCAGCCTCTGTTTCAAGCTTATCAACAGTTACAGTTAACTTCACTCTGAGCTCGACTAGAACAGCGAGTATTTTAAGTGAGTCTACTCTAACAGCTCTCAGAGTTCGGACCCTCCGTAGGATTTCGAGTATCTATAGTCCTTCTGGTGTATCTGCTTCTGCAGTACGTACTCTTAGGAGGAATGTAGATGTAGGCAGCGAGTCTACCCTCTCAGCTTCTGCAGTAAGAACACTAAACAGAGCAGCCTCTGTTGCTGGTTCGTCCAACGTTACAGCTCTATTCATTAGAGAGCTCCTTAAGGTTGTAGGTATCTCATGTACTTCCAACCTATCTGCATCTGCAATACGTACTTTACGTAGAGATGTTAGTACCTTTAGTTCTTCGACCGTAACTGTCTCTGGTGTGCGTACACTACGAAGAGAGATAGATATAAAAAGTATCTCGACAGTAGAAGGTCTTTATGTTACAATAAGTATGACAGGTAGAAACCCTAACACTGTTGTACTCGTCTCTGAAGAAAACAGAGCAGTGCTCATAGCCCAAGCCCCTAAGGAAAGAGACGCTAGTGTCTCCCAAGAGATTGGTAGAGATATAAATATAGCTACAAGAAGGAATGCAGCGTGAGTTTAAAGTGGAACCCTAAAGACCCAGATGCAAAACTTGACTACTCTATTGACTGGTCTCGTTTCCTAGGGAGTGAAACCATCTCCGCTGTGTCTTGGTTCATCGACGATGCTGAAGGTGTTAAGACAGCGGCATCCGCAGTAACTACAATAAACGGTCTGACCTTCGAAGGGGGTACCAACTCCAACACAGTGGCACTAGCTATCTTCTCAGGTGGAACAAACAACACAGCTTACACAGTTACCTGTGCTATTACTTTTGGTTCAGATCAGCTAGTAAGTGAACGGAAGATCAAACTTCCAATTAGGGAGCAATAATGTCCTACAACTA